CGTGTTGCCGCTGGTGTAGTGCTGGTGAAGGCGCTGCGGGTCAGCCTGTGCCATCAGGTCATCGGTGACCTCTGACGCCCGCCCCTGACGAAGCAGATCGGCAACATAGTCGGCAATGTTCTCGGACTTGGTGTCCATACCTTTGGCCGTCAGGAGTGCCGCCCGTGCCGCCTTGTCCATCACTTAAACTCCGACCTGTAGGTTTTGTTTGCAGCCTCTGTTACGGCAGGGCAGGCAATGCCAGTTTGTTTTCCAAGCACTTCTTCAAGATGGTTGAAACTTGGCACAAGAATGTCTTCAAGCTTTGACTTGTCGATGTTGTGGTAGTTTTCCCGCAGATATTCCTGTGTCTTGCTCATTTCTTACCACCCTTCGGGATGCGGGCCAGAATGTGCTGGCTTTGAACCTGCATTGCTAGTCTAAGCGCGTCTTGGACGTGCTGCTGTTGCTGCATGTCGCGCTCGTGCTGCATACGGACCTGATCGTTTAGCTGATCGCGGTCCATCCGCATTTGCTCCAAGCGCATATCGGCGTCGCGGTCCAGATCGCGGTTCTGGTCGTTAGCCATGTCACGCTGGGCCGACAGTTCCATCTGCTTGGCTTTATTTTGCTCGGCCATGACTTTGACAGGGTCAGGCTGTGCAGGTCCGGCAACGCCTGTGGGTGCGGCTGGGGCTTGCGCCTTGATCATTGCAGCCTGCGCTACCATGGTCTTGGCGTCGGCCTCTTGGTGGGCAATCTTGATGTCTTCCATGCCCTTCATAAGTTCTGGGCTGGGCTGGTTGCGCTGGTCCTCTGGCTTGAGGAATTGCTCAGGGTTGGACCAGCCTATGGCGCGCAGCGCGGCCTTATCAATGGCAAGCCCGTCATACAGGTCTGGGTTGCTAGACTGCAACTGCTTAAGCGCCATGACCTTCATTAGGCGCTGGCTGTGCGAAGACGTGTTTGGGTCGGCCTGCGGAACCAGCTCCACATCGGTCAAAGCTTGCAGGAAAAGTTGCTCGTTCCACGCGATGGTGGGCTTGCGATTGCGCTCCCAGAAGCTTTCGGGGTGTTCGCGGAAGCACTGCACCAGCAACGAAAACTCCTCGGCCTGCGCCGAGTGCATCCGCTTGTGGACCGCGTTCATAATTTTGGTGGCCTGCTCGATCATGGCAAGGGTGGTGCCAACCGGAGCGTCCGCACGGCCCTCGCCAACTTGCAGTTCGCTGGTGCCACCCACGCGCATACCAGTCTGGCTCATGTTCTCCACCAGCGACATCAGGGCCTGCGACGGCTCCTTGTAGGGCAGAGGCATAATGGCATCGCCGATCTTCTGCCCACCCGTCTTGACCTGTGCGCCGCCGCCTGGCGGGACGCGGAAGATGTTGGTGTTCTGGCGCGCCCCGACATCGCTGATTAGGAAGCCAGGGAAATTTGCGTACATCCCAGCATCCAGCAATTCACGCCACGCTGCCGTGATCGCGTTTGTGGTGTTGCCGAGGATGTGAAGCAGGCCGATGTCGTAGAAACCCAAACCAGGCACAAAGGTATACTTGACGAAGGTAGTCCGCGCCTCTGGTAGCATACCCGACTCTGGTTGGTCATAGTTGCGGGTGACCGACAGGATTTCGCGCGAGGATACGTCAATGGTCACGCGATACGGGATTTCTAAGCCCGTGACCTTGCCCTTGAACTTGTGTTCAAAGCCCTCGATGTCCAGTTCGCAGTAAATTTCGTAAATCTCGCGGTCGCGGTCATCTGGGTTGGCAGACGTGGTGGTAATGCCCTGCTGCGATGCCTTGGCCTCGGCGGCTGCATCGGGCGTGGTCTCCATCGGGGTGGACAAGTCAATGTCGCGGTACACGCCGAGGATTTGCAGGCGCTTGACCGTGGATGGCTTGAGGTTGACGCGGTGCGTAATCCGCAGGGCGGTGGATAGGTCAGTGGCGCTGTTGTTGACGATCAGGTTGTCCGCATCCACGCTGTCGCTGACGGGGCGGTTGCGGAGCGGGCAGAAGAACACCTTCTTAAACGACGTGCCACCAAAGCCCAGCAGCAATAACATCCGGTCGGTGTCGGGGTAGTATTCGCGCGCCGTGGTCGTCAGGTAGTGGTTCATGTCCTTCTCAAAGGCGTTGGCAATCTCATCGCGCTGAACGGTTGTACCATTGGCGTCGTCCCTGATTTTCACAGGGCCGTCGGTCGGCAGCAACTCGGAGCGGGCGTTGGCTTGGAAGCGCAGCACGGCCTCCTGCAACAACGGATGCCGGACCTTGGACATGCCCTCAATGGGTGCGCCATCGCCGCTGCCCTGCAAGCCTGGTATCTCGATCTTGAGGCCCAACAGCTTGATGCCCTGCGCGCGATCCTCAATCCACTCGTTGCGGCTTTCTAGGTCATCCTGAACACCGCGCAGGAGGTCTTCGGTAATGCGCGCCAGTTCGCTTTGGTCAATTTTTTCTGACAGGTTATCGAACCACCCCTCAGGCTGGCCTTCCACGTCTTCGGCATCCTGAATTGGCTTGCCATCCAGCGACAGGGTTATGGACCCGTCGCCGTGGTCGATCTTCATGATCGCGCCGTCTTGGTTGATCTCTGGGATGTCGGCTTGCTCGTCAGAGTTTTCAATCGTTACATCCATGTCCCCCATATCGTCTGGCTGGCTGTCGCCAAGGATGCGGATGTTTGGGTTCAAGCCCGACATAGATCGTCCCTTCAAGGTAATGGCCGTGCCATTGTATCAGGCACGGCCACCCTTGTCATCACTCGTTGTCGAAAGACAAAATTGCCGCCGCCAGATAGTTGATCGCCCCAAGCAATTCACGCTTGGCTGCGTCCGGCTCCATGCGCTGGCTTTCCTGTATCTTCTTCATGGCCTGACCCAGCGGGAAACCCAGCCCCACAGCGCGGGTAATGGTCAGGGCGGGTTGCTCCATGAAGGGTAGGCCGTTGCCGTGGCGCTCTTCTCCCTTGCCGCTCTGGGCTTGGTCGAGGGCATCACGCAGCACGTCAAAGAGTGGGAAGTAGCCATCCTTCACGGCAGCGCAGTAGGTTTCTTTGTCATCCTCATCATCCAGCCAGCAATCACAGCCATCAAAGCCGCATCCGTCTGGGGCGGCGCATCCGCAGGTTCCCTCGGCGCAGTCAGGGCAGGTATCAAAGCGCATAGGTTCACCTTCCGTCTTGAGAGGGGCTACGCCGAGGAAGTTGTCCTCTGACGGCGCTACCCATACAGCAGCCGTACCGCGATGGCCTTCTACCATTGCATTTGCCTCTACGGTCTTTTTATCCCACTTAGCCATTTAGTGCGTTCCTTATTGCATCTGCTACATCAAACCGCTTTTCTTCGCGGTACTTTTCCATCAAGGCCTGAACTCGTGCGATCTTTGCTTTGGCGCGCATAAGATCAGAATCTTTCCACGACAGTTCAGACCCCATCGCCGCAACGGCCTCGCGCAGGTCCATGTCTGCCTCTGCCAGCATAGTATCAATCCAATTGGCCATCTTCTAGTCTCCTTTGGTTGAAAGCTTCCAGCGTGTCAGCGGCCCGCCTCATAAGGTCGGGGTTATCCTTAAAGCCACCCAGACCACGATTGCAGTGAGTGCATAGTATAAACCTAACCGTCTTAGTTTTGTGGCAGTGGTCGAGGCACCAACCCTTCTTGCTGCCAGATTCAACGGTCCCGCATATGGCGCAGGCGCGTCCTTGTTCATCAAACATATTTTCCCATTGTCTCTTGGTAAAGCCCATCCCGTCAGCGCGGCGCTTGTATTTTATTTCCTCGCTCCACTCAGGATTTTCTTTGTGTTTTTTTGCGTTCCGTTCTCGGTCATTCTTCCTAATTTTTTCACGGTTTTTCTCGGCATACCGTTTTGATGCCTCCCTCCACTTCTGTCTTTGCTTTTCGTCAGCCATCAATTGCCGCTACAGGATGGTCGGGCTGGTTCTGGTATTTTCCATCATATGTTGCATTCATGGATATGCGGTGAAAGAGAACCTGCGCGATGCCAGACCCAGCCGGAATGTGCAGGCGCTCACGCCCGTGGTACACCAATTCAAGGGTCAAGAAGCCAGCCCAGCCTGCCTCGA